AGCCTTAGACCCCCGTGGGAAAATGAGGCCCCCGTGGGAAAATGAGAGACCCACCGAGGGAAATTGACTGACCCCACCAGTGGAAAATGACTTGACACCTCTGACTGAGTTGTTATTCTGTTGTGGTCTTAACCAAGGAGATAGACATGGACGAGATTGAACACGTACTCAAAGACATCATCGACGATGCTATGGCAATGCTTGATGACTGTAAGAGCCGGACACACCCAAGCCCTGATGCTGCGGGTCGTATCCATATGTCTGCTAGTGAGCTTTGCGACTATGTAGACGGATTCCTAGAGAGCCGAGTTAATGTATGAACACCCAAGATAAGATGGACCTGTGCCGGAGGTTAGCTTCTAGCTTCCGGCGTTACGAGTTGTACGATGACCTTGTGCAAGAGGGGATGGTAGCCCTCCTAGAGGCCGATGCCCGTGGATATATAGCCCCCGGTGATTTTGTGATGGTAGCCCGGAAGAGGATGCAGGACTTTATATCCCTTCGCCAAGGCCCCCTGAGCATACCCCCCTCCTCTGAAACCAGAGAGAACGCTAAGGCTATCAGGAACGGCTCTGAAGCCCCGGTGACAGAGTACATGACCAGTGATACCTACGACAGCCTCAAAGTCGCTCTGGGAGCTTCTACAGCCCTTCTAGAGGGAGACGAGGTTCTGTACGAGGGTCACACAGAGGGTTATCTGTGGGTGCAGCAAGTACAAGGTTTGATGAAAGATACCCTATCAGAGCGGGACTACGAGATATTCCTCTTGAAGTATGGCCCTGATGAGTTGTCTCTGGTGGATATTGGCAAGAAGTACGACATCACCAAACAGAGAGTGTTGCAGATTGACAACAGGATCAGGGAAAAACTAAAAAGTGTAGTGGAATCGTAGATAGCCCCCCTTTACCTTCGTTTGATTTAGGGCTTATAACAAACTACAGAATGACTAGAGGATAAGATAATGACTGAGATACCACACCAACCTTGCCCACACTGTGATAGCTCTGATGCTTTCAGCTACAACACACAGAAGATGGTTGGAAACTGCTTTAGTTGTCATGTAGCTTACCCAGCTAAAGGAAAGCATTACTCAGCAGAAGTGCTTGCTAAGTATCCACTCAAAGATAAGGAGAACAACATGAACTACGTGCCTAAGAACATCCGACCAGCTACTAGCCTACAAGTTGGTAGTGGGAACTTTGTAGCAGATCGTGGTATTGCCACACAGACTATGGAGTTCTACGGGGTAAAGACTTACTCGGATGCTGATGGTCCAGTAAAGCAAGAGTATGTTTACCCCTCTGGTGGCAAGAAGATTCGGTACTACCCAAAGGCATTCAGTGCAGAGGGCTTACGAGCAGATGAGTTGTTCGGCATGAACCTTTGGAATGCTGGCTCTGCTCGTTACGTTACTGTGACTGAGGGCGAAGTAGATGCGATGTCTGCCTATCAGATGCTCAAAGGCAACTACACTAATCCTGTAGTATCCCTGCCTTCTGCTACCCCCTCTAAGGCCTTGTGGGAGAAGTGTGGCTCTTGGTTGGACAGCTTCGAGAAGATCATCCTGTCTGTAGACAATGACGAAGCTGGCAATGCTATTGCTGCTAAGATGGCAAACCTGTTCCCCAACAAGGTGTACCGTGTACCACACGACAAGTACAAGGACGCCAATGAGTTCCTTGAGGCACGTCAGGGACAGGCATTCAAGTCTGCTTGGTACTCTGCAAAGAAGTTTGTACCAGAGAACATCCTCAACACCAGTGAGCAATTCCTGAGCCTGTACCGGGATACACCAGAACACCAGTATGTCCCCACTGGTATCCAAGCTCTTGACGACAAGATCATGGGTCTGATGCAAGGTCACTTCACTGTCATCAAGGCACCAACAGGTGTCGGCAAGACCGAGGTGATGCGCTACCTTGAATACAACCTGTTGCAACAGAAGGTTCCCTTTGCTACTTGGCACCTTGAGGAAACCAAGCTGCGTAGTCTGCTAGGGTTGGTGTCGTATCATATGGGTGGCAACGTAACCCGTAGAGACTTGATTGACGAAGAGACAGGCCCCCTAGTGGAAGAGGCTATCGTTGAACTCACCAAGGACGAGAACTTCTATCAGTTCTACCTTCCTGATGGTCAAGGTGCTGATGACCTTATCGAGCAAATCCGGTTCTTCCGTGAGGCTTGTGGTTGTCGCTTTATCTTCTTTGAGCCTATCCAAGATGTTGTAGCTGGCCTCACTGAGGACGGCAAAGAGCAAATCCTTTCTGACCTGTCTGTACGCCTCTCTAAGCTGGCAGCAGAGCTTAACGTAGGGATTGTGACCATTGCCCACACCAACGACAATGGCGACCCTAAGTATTGTAAGATGATTGCACAGCGTGCCTCTGTCATCGTCAACCTTAGCCGTAACAAAGAGTCGGATGATGAGGACGATCGCAATACAACTTTCTTGGCCGTAGAGAAGAATAGACCTTGCGCTGAGATTGGACATGGTGGTAGAATGCGTTTCGATCCAAAGACATTCATTCTTAAGGAGCTTGCGTGATGATGACCGACTATATCTCAAAGACAACCGTTAAAAAGATGTTAGCCTCGGATACCCCTTTGTTTGAGTCTGCTCAGAACAAACATGCTGTTAACAACCTATCTCGCTTGGAAGAGCTTCAAGTTTTTTTGGACTTGGGAGCTAAGGTCAAGTTCGTAGGCAGTTTGGGCGATACAAAAATACCCTGTGATGTTTTAGTAGAAGATAGCTACTACTACCGCCTTAGCACTGGTGAGTGGCGAGCTAAGAACGGACACAAATGGTATCGTAGTAAGTCCCCAAAGGACTTCTTAGAAAGGTTTGTGTGGCCGTCCATCAAGGTTCAACATATCACAAAAGAGTGCGTTAGGTGCGGGACAATCAAGGCGTCCTCTGAGTTTAATAAAAGCAGTTCTTCTAAAGACGGGCTACAGTCTTACTGCCGAGTTTGTACCAAGGAATACAAGGCCAACATGAAGAAGACTGAAGCTGTTGAGACAAATAACACAGAGGTCTTGCCCGTAGTTGAGGAGGACTTAGATTCCACAAACAAAGGCTGGTACACTTATAAAGAGGTAGGGAAGGCCATCAACATCCAAGTCCAGTCAGTGCGTAAGCGCAAAAGTCGGGAAGGCTGGCCAACCCGTACAAACAAGAAGACAGGTGGGACAGAAGTATTTGTTGATCTTGACCAGCTCATAGCTCGTAAGCCTTCTTTGGACGAGGATAAACAAGGGTCAGAAGAAAGGGTTTCTGACTACATTCTACCTTTAGAAGTCGAGCTTGCCACCCTACGAGAACGCAATATACACCTAGACGAAAAAGTGCAGGAGCAGAAGGACTACATTGTTAAGCTGGAGAGCCACCTTGACAGTTTAGAGGTGCCTGACAAACCAAAAGGCTTTTTTGGGAGGATGTTTAAGTGACAGTATTTGACATAGAAACTGACGGACTACTAGAAGAGGCTACCAAAATCCATGTACTCTCTTGGATGGATGAGAATGGTGTAGTCCAGTATACGCATGACCAGTTTATGATGGCTTTGTTGCTCACTCAGGCAGAGACCTTGGTAGGCCACAACATCATCCGCTTTGACATCCCCGTAGTGGAAAAGCTGCTTGGTATCAAGGTCAAGGCAAAGCTGGTGGATACACTGGCACTGTCTTGGTATCTCAACCATGACCGCCTACGTCATGGGCTTGAGGGCTATGGGGAAGACTACGGCATCCCTAAGCCGCAGATCAAGGACTGGAACAATCTGACACCAGAGGAGTATGCACACCGATGCAACGAAGACGTGAAGATCAACGCAAGGCTCTACAAGGACTTGTCGAACCAGTTGGAGTGGCTGTATCCCGACCAGATGGAACGAGAAAGTTTCGTTCAATACTTGTCATTCAAGATGGACTGTGCAAGGGAACAGGAAGCTCTGGGATGGAAGCTGGACGTGGAAAAGGCTCAGTCTCACTACGACGAGCTTCAGTCGCTCAGAGAAGAGAAAATCGAGCAACTCGCAGAAGCTATGCCGAAGAATAAGATATACAAGAAGGTGGAGAAGCCCTCTCGTATGACCAAGGCTGATGGTAGCCTCACCGTCTATGGAGAGCGGTGGCACGCCCTCCTACGGGCTGGTGGCCATCCTTCTACTACAGTAGGCCCCATACAAGTTCTGGACAAGGAAGAGCGTGCTAACCCTAACAGCAACAATCAGGTCAAGGAGTGGCTTCAAGCACTTGGCTGGCAACCTGCTACGTTCAAGTACCACCGGAACCCTGATGGCTCTGAGCGCACTGTAGAGCAGGTCAGGGACGGGTCTGAGCTTTGTGAGAGTGTCAAGCTGCTGATCGACAAGAACCCCTCAGTGGGAATTTTGGATGGTCTGTCTGTCATCAACCACCGCCTTGGAGTGTTCAAGGGCTTCTTGGATTGCCACAAAGATGGTTGGCTTAAGGCAGAGATTGCAGGGTTTACCAACACCCTACGGTTCAAGCACTACAAGCCATTGGTCAACCTTCCCGGTGTAGACAAGCCTTGGGGTAAGGAGATACGTGGTTGTCTCACTGCACCAGAGGGCTACACTCTTTGTGGTGCTGATATGACCAGTCTTGAGGATACCACCAAGCGGCACTACATGCAGCCGATTGATCCTGATTATGTTGCAGAGATGTCCCGAGAGGGCTTTGATCCACACCTTGACTTGGCTAAACATGCGGGAGCTATCACTCAGGCTGACATAGACAAGCACAACTTGGGTGAGATAAGCCTCAAGGCACTGCGTAAGAACTACAAGGTTGTGAACTACTCTGCCACCTATGGCGTAGGGGCTACCAAGCTCAGTCGCACCACGGGGCTGTCTGTCAAGGAGTCTAAGAAGCTGCTGGATGCCTTCTGGGATCGCAACCATGCAATCACCAAGCTGGTGAACAACATGTACCCGAGGGAAAAGAACGGTAAGAAGTGGCTCAAGAACCCTGTCAGTGGGTACTACCACAGTCTTCGTAGTGACAAAGACAAGTTCTCTACTCTCAACCAATCTACCGGGGTGTTCTGCTTCGATAATTGGGTAGCACTCTGTAGACGTAATGGTGTCCAGACTATCGGACAGTTCCACGACGAAATCATTGCACTTGTGGCAGATGGGCAACAAGAGCAGACAAAGCAACTGATGGAGAAAGCTATTGCAACTCTTAACGACAAGCTAAAACTCAACGTGCCATTGGGTGTAGATGCACAATTCGGCACAAACTACGCAGAAATCCACTAGCCCCCACTTTACTTTAGGCTCACTTAGGGCTTATATATAGGTACAGCCAGAATAAGGAGACCCGACTATGGCTAAGACAAAGAACATCACTGCGGAAGGTACTGTAGAGTACGCTCGCATCTTCTCTGACAACTTTGATGACAACATGGACTACCATGAAGCCACCCGTGGTCAGTACAACATGAACTTCTACCCGGACAATATCGAGGAGTTCATCAACCAAGGCTTCCCAGAAGCTAAGGGCCAATGGAAAACCGTCAAGGAAGGCACCCCAACCCTCGGCTCAGGCAAGTATGTCAAGCTGAAGCGTCCAGTCTACAACCCCAACCTGCCCAACGAAGATGGTAGCAAGGGCGTAGAGATGGGTCCACCAAAGGTGCTTAACCGTACCACGGACCCTAACGGAGCCTCTGAGTGGTCATTCACTGAGGATGGCGCTGTAGGCAATGGCTCCCGTGTAAAAGTGCTGGTGAAGGTCTACGAAGGCCGTGCAGTCATCGACACTCTTGAGAAGGTTGCCATTCTCGAACACGAGCCTTACGAGGTTGGTGTCAGCGGGGACAACTTCTGATGCAACTCAAAGTTATTGTCACCCGTGACCTTGAGGAAGATGGTGTCGATCAGGTTCTTACCCTAGAGCAGAACGACATTGGGGAGTATGTCCACGACAGTCTCCGGTTCTTCCTTGAGGCAATGCAAGCAATGGGCTTTAGCTACCTTGAAGCCCTTCAAGCCACAGCAGGTAGTGGCAACTCGTATTCCTCCGATGACTCCCGGTAGGAATATCTCGAAGACCTTTATCGACGGCGATATAGTAGCGTATCGCATGGCAGCATCAGCAGACTCTAGGGGTTACGACTTTCGGACTGCTGCTGCCAACGTCGATGGGATGATTGAAGACATCATCCACGTGGCTATGGATTTTCCCGGTCCCGAATGTTTCAAGGTTTACTTGACGGGTCGGGGAAACTTCCGATACGATATTGCAAAAGCTGCTCCTTATAAGGCCAACAGGTCAGGCAAGCCAAAACCAGTCCTCCTGATGGACCTTCGGCTGCATATGGAGGAAAAGTGGAGTGCAATCGTATCGGAAGGGGAAGAGGCAGACGACTTAATCTCAATGGCTGTTACACAGGAAGGCCCTACCTCTTGTGTAGCATCAATCGACAAGGACATGCTACAGTTGAACTGTTGGCATTACAA